CGCCACCCTGTTGCACGCGGACCCGCCCTACGGCATGGGCAAACAGAAAGACGGGGTGCAGAACGACAACCTGTACCGCGAAAAGCTGGACGATTTCCAGCTTGAATGGTGGAGCACCTGGCGAACCTTTCTGACCGACAACGGCAGCGCGTATATCTGGGGCAACGCGCCGGACCTATGGCGCCTTTGGTACGCCGCCGGCCTGGAAGCGTCAGAGGATTTCACCCTTCGAAACGAACTGGTGTGGGATAAGAAAAGCAGCCCCGGCATGAAGTCGGACGCAATGACCCAGTACGTCGAAGCCACCGAGCGTTGCCTGTATTTCCAGTTCGGGCCGCAGTTTTTAGGAAACGTAAACAGCGACCAGTATTGGGAGGGGTGGGACGAAGTGCGCGCCTACCTGGAAGCGCAAGCCGACGCGGCCGGGCTCACCTCGAAGCGGTGCCGGGATATTACCGGCGTGCAAATGTTCGCCCATTGGTTCAGCAAGTCGCAATGGTCGATGATCAGCCAGAAGTATTACGACGCCCTGGCCGACGCGTTGCCGGGTCACTTCGAAAAGCCGTACCACGAATTGCGGGCGGTCTATGAGAAATTGAAAGGCGGGTACCGCGGCCACGTTAACGGGATCCAGGGCGGTATGCGGGCCTACTTCGACAACGGCCACGACATTATGCGGGACGTTTGGGACTTTATGCGGGTGACGGGCGAAGAGCGCCACGGGCACGCCACCCCGAAGCCGGTCGAGATGATGGAACGGGTAATGAAAACCAGCCTGCCGCGCGGCGGTCTTTGCTTTGAACCGTTCTGCGGATCCGGTTCGACGTTGATGGGCGCCGAAAGAACCGGCCGGCGTTGCTACACCATGGAGCTAGCCCCGGCCTACGTCGACGCCACCGTTCGACGCTGGCAGAACTTCACCGGCCAGCGAGCCGTACACGCGGAGACGGGGCGCCTGTTCGATGACTGTTCTTCGTGAGCTGTTAACGAAAACGGGGGACGAAGCCGCCCAACTTTCCAAAACGTCCGACGCGGACACCCAGGCGGCCGTCGTTTTCCTGCTAAGCAAGATTAAAGCCAAAGACCACCGGGCGTTAGTTCGGTACCTGGAAAGCGAAGACGCCCTGGACGCCATACGGTCGGATTTCGAAGAGCACCGCCGGCAAGACGTGGGCACCCTGGCGAAGCTACTGCAGACGGCCGGCCGGCAGTTATCCCTGGCGGCCCTGGTGTCGATCGTCTTTATTCTGCAGAGCGTTCACGCCGGCGAACCGCTCCGGCTGAATTTCTCCCGCCAGGTCCAACTAACCGAACAGAACCACGAAATACCGAACGACGACAACGGCTGGCTGGTCGCCCAGATTGCGAAGCTAACCGACGAAAAGATGACCGTGAAGCCGTCGGAGTGGGCGGAAACGAACCGGTACCTACCCCCGTCGGTGACTTCTATGCCGGGGTTCTATTCTTACGACGTGGCGCCCTTCCTTCGGGAGATAGCGGACTGCCTGGCGTTCGATTCGTACGTTCGGGAGATTGACGTTATGAAGGGCGCCCAGATCGGCGCCACCGTGGGCGTTCTGGAAAACGCGATTGGCTACCTGATCGACCACGTAAAGTCGGCCCCGGTTATGCTACTGACCGCCGACTCGGAGCTTGCGAAAATTCGGGTGGATTCGTATATAACGCCGATGCTTCAATACTCCGGCCTGTCGCACCTTATCCGCTCTTCGGATGAATCCAACAAGCGCAAAACAGGCAACACGAAGACCCGGATGGAGTGGGCCGGCGGCGGCTTCCTGGTACCCTTCGGCGCGCGCAACGCGGACAAGTTGCGGTCGATATCCATTCAGGTGTTGCTGGAAGACGAAGTCGATGCGTTCCCGGACCGGGTGGGCAAAGACGGCGACCCGCAAAAGCTGGCGGAAGCGCGAACCAAGGCGTACTTCGAAACGCGCAAAATCGTTCGGATTAGCACCCCGCTGATCAAGGGGCGCAGCCGGATAAGCCGCGGGTATGAACGCGGCGACCAGCGCAAGTTCTACGTGCCGTGCAAGAATTGCGGAAACGACCAGGTCCTGGTCTTCCAGGGCGGCCGGGATAGCAGCGACGAAAAGCGGTACGGGCTGAAATGGGAAACCGACGAAGGGGTCCTGGTTCCCGGTTCCACCCGGTATGTCTGCAAGTTTTGCCAGCACGAACACCGGAACAGCGACAAAGCGTGGATGCTTCCGCGCGGCCAATGGAAAGCGACGGCGAAAGCCCGGGACCCGGAGCACCGAAGCTACCACATTTCGGCGCTATACTCTCCGGTCGGTATGTTCCCCTGGGATGCGATTGTTCGCGACTGGCTGGAAGCCTGGGACCCGGCGAACAACACCGTGCGCGATGTCGGGCTGCTGCAGGAGTTCTACAACAACAACCTGGGCGAGCCGTTCGAAATAATCGGGTCCCGTGTCCGGTTCCGTGCCGTGTCCGCCCACCGGCGGGCCGTCTATCGCCTGGGCGAAATTCCCAACAAGTTCGCGGCCCAGTACGCCGGGTCGCCGGTTCTGTTCCTCACTTGCCTGGTGGACGTTCACAAAAAGAATCTGGCCGTTTCTGTCTTCGGCTGGACGCGTGACGCGCGGTCGTTCCTGGTGGACTACTGGCGCTTCGAAGTGGAGGGCAGCGAAGACGACTGTGGCGAAATCAGTTCGCCCGTGTGGGGCCGCTTGCAGGCCCTTCTGGAAGAGTCGGTGTACACGGCCGACGACGGCAAGACCTACACGATAGCCCTGACCCTGGTGGATGCGGGCTACGCAAACGACACCGTGACCGCGTTTTGCTCCGCGTACGCGTCGGGCGTTTATCCGATATTGGGCCGGGAAAGGCCGTCGAAGAACCAGACCATTAAGGAGTTTGCGGAGTTCAAGACCCAGCAAGGCACCTACGGGTACCGGATCCTGGTTGACCACTACAAAGACCGCCTGGCCGGTGTTCTTCGACGGGAATGGCTGGAAGACTCGGGCGCCCAAAAGCGCTACCACTTCAATGCCCCGGTCGATACTACCGACGCCCAGCTTAAAGAATTGACCGTGGAAAGCCGCCGCGAAAAGCTGGACGACAACGGCGCCGTGTCGTACTACTGGCACCGGCCGGGCAATGCGCGCAACGAATTGTGGGACCTTTTGGTGTACGGGCACGCGGCCGTGGAGATACTGGCCTGGGGTATTTGCATTCAGCACTTCGAACTTCCTAGTGTTGACTGGCCCCGCTTTTGGGACTACATTGAGAAAGAGCAGCTATACTTCGACCCGCCATCCAAAGAAAAAGCGAAAATGTAATGGACCGCGAGTTTCTAAAGGCACGAATAGTGGCAACCAAAGCCGCCATAGTCGCGTACGAAGACGCGCTGACCGCCCTGGGAACCCAGGGGGGCGTGCAGTCATACACGTTAGACACCGGCCAAACCCGCCAGACCGTGACCCGCGCGGACATTCCTGGCATGAATCGAATGATCGACTCCCTGTACAACCGATGCGTGACCCTGGAAACCCGCCTGACGGGCTCCGGCGTCATAACAGCGAGGCCGGCATGGTAAGCAAGCCCAGCATACTTCAACGGGCAATCAACGCCGTGTGGGGTGCGTCGCACCCTGGCACGCAAGGCCCGGCGGACGGCATAACCAGCGTGGACAATTTGCAGCCGTGGAGCTACGCGGGGCAGACCCAGTTCGCGCCCTGGGAGAACTCCCTGTACGACGGCGGCAAGTTCGCCGGCGGCTTCGGGCCGACCCAGGTTCAGATGGTGGACTACTGGACCCTTCGCGCCCGGTCCGCCCAGCTCTTCAACGAGAACCACTACGCCCGCGGCATCATTCGCCGGCTAATCACCAACGTTATCAACACCGGACTAATGCCCGAAGCGTGCCCGGAAGAAGAGATACTGGGGCTGGCGGAAGACTCCCTGGCCGACTGGACAGAAGAGACGGAAACCCGCTTTGGCCTATGGTCGAAAAGCCCCCAGGTGTGCGACTTCCAGAAAGAATCGACTTTCGGGGCAGTTCAGCGCGCGGCGTATTCCGAGGCGCTTGTTTGCGGTGATGTCCTGGTCGTGCTCAGACAGAACCCGAAAACTAAACTGCCGCAAGTGCAACTGGTAAGCGGTAGCAGCGTACAAAGCCCGCTGGGTAGCAACGCCAACATCCGGCGCGGCCATACAATCAAACACGGGGTGGAGTTCGACGCCGTAGGCCGGTCGACCGCCTATTGGGTCCGCCAGGAAACCGGCGAAACAAAACGAATCCCGGCGTACGGTGAAAAGTCCGGCCGGCGCATAGCCTGGCTGGTCTTCGCAACCGATAAGCGCCTGGACGACGTACGCGGCCAGCCGCTTCTGTCCATTGTTCTTCAATCCCTGAAAGAAATAGACCGGTACCGGGACAGCACCCAGCGCAAGGCCGTGGTCAATTCGTTTATGGCTATGTTCATCAAAAAGAACAGCGACAAGCCCGGGACGCTACCGATGACCGGCGGCGCCGTCCGCAAAGACAGCGTGCCCGTAAGCGATAGCACAACCGACGGCACGCCGCGCAAGTTTAACATCACCCAGCACGTCCCGGGCATGATCGCCGAAGAGCTACAGGAAGGCGAAGAGCCCGTAATGAAGGGCGGCGAAGGCACCGACGTTAACTTCGGCACGTTCGAAGAGGCGATAGTCTCGTCGATCGCCTGGTCGCTGGAATTGCCGCCGGAAATTTTGAAGCTATCGTTCTCTAACAACTACAGCGCGAGCCAGGCCGCCATTAACGAAGTGAAAATGGCAATCCACCTCAAGTGGGGCGACTGGGGCGAAACCTTCTGCCACCCCATATACGTTGAATGGCTGATCAGTGAAAACCTACGCGGCAAGATTTCCGCCCCGGGCCTTTTGGAAGCCTGGCGGGACCCGTTGAAGCACGACATGCTGGCGGCGTGGGTTTCGGCGGACTGGTACGGCGCTATTAAGCCCAGCACAGACATGCTCAAACAGGGCAAAGGCTCGAAGCTGTTGGTCGAACAAGGGTGGAGCACGAACGCGCGCGAAGCCCGGATAACCACCGGCACCAAATTCAGCAAAAACATGAAACGCCTGCGCCGCGAGAATGAGCAGAAAGCCCAGGCGGCCCGGCCGCTTTTGGAACTGCAGGCGGAGTTCGGGCAGCAAGGCGCGAACCAGGCCCTGTCGGCCGTATCGGATGCGGTCGTTGAAGCTGTCGCTGACGGTATGGAGGAAAGCCGCGATGGCGCGTACAATTAGGGAAACAGGAGGCAAGCCATGTGGCTACTAGCAGCAGCGGTTCGAAAAGCGATAGAGCGAGCCCAGCGTAACGGCGTTGTGCCGTCGGTTGAACAGCAGATGCAATACGAAGCGCGGTACGGTTTCGACGAAGACGAAAACACCCGCGTGCTAAATATCGCCGGCGATGTTGCGCAAATAACAGTTACCGGCGTTATTACGAACACCCCCAGTTTTATGGCTATGCTCTTCGGTGGCGGGAACGTTACCTACCCCGAAATTACCGGCGCGCTGGCGGAGGCGGGCGCAAACGCGGAAGTGAAACGGGTTGAGATGGCTATTGACAGCCCCGGCGGTTCCGTTGACGGGTTGTTCGACGCGCTGGCTGCCATGGAAGCGTTCAGCAAACCGATACGCGCGGTGGTTCGTAACCAAGCCTGCAGCGCGGCGTACTCTTTGGCGTCTAAAGCCGACGAGATTATCGCCAGCAACAAGGCGGTGCGGTTTGGCAGTGTGGGCGTGGTCGCCTCTTTTGACGTCGATGATTCAGAAGTGGATATTGCCAGCACCCAGGCCCCAAAGAAGCGGCCGAACGTAAGAACAGAAGAGGGCGTGGCTATGGTCCGGGAAGACCTGGACGCCATGCACGATATATTCGTGGAAGCTATCGCCACCGGCCGTGGCGTTACTACCGAGAAAGTTAACGCCGAGTACGGCCAGGGGGGAACCTTCCTGGCCGGCGAGGCGCTAAAGCGTGGCATGATTGACGCCATTTCGGGCTCCGGCCTAAGCGTGGTAAAGTCGGCCCAAACAACCACTACCGCCCGCAGTGGCGGGGGTAATCCGGAGATCGGACCTATGGACCTGAACGCATTAAGGGCCCAGCATCCCGACGTTTACGCGGCGGCGGTGCAAGAAGGCGCAACCAGTGAGCGGGACCGCGTAAGCGCCCACCTCACTATGGGGAACGCCTCGGGCGACATGGTAACGGCAATGAAGGCAGTCGAGGACGGTTCAGCAATGACCGCCGGCCTTCAGGCCAAGTACCTGGCCGCGGGAATGAACCGCAGCGACCAGGCAACACGCCAGGCAGACGACGCAGCCGCGTCGGCGGCCGCTGACGGCGCCAACTCAGGCGAGAACGGCAACGATGCCGCCGACCTCGTTTGTGGAGCCGTTGAAAACGCAATGGGTATCGCGGGGGGCAGCCAACATGCCTAACATCACAACCACAAACGTGGATATCGGCAACGTTATCCTGGAGGGCGCGGAGTTTCGCGACGATGAGGTCACCTTCGGCGGGGCGGGAACGCTCGTAGAAGGCACGATTCTTGCCCGCGATTCCGCTTCCGGCCTGTTGGTCCCGTTCGTAAAAGGCGGAGTAACTAACGGCAACGGCGTGCCGAAGGCTATCCTGACGTACGGCGTGGAAGCTGTCGGCGCCGGCGACGAACCCGCGCGCGTTGCGGTTTCCGGCAAGTTCCGCAAAGAGCGGCTGGTGATTGACGCCGACGGCGACGCTTCAAACGTCGACGCGGTCGTAATCGATCAGCTTCGCGACTATTCACTTGTTCCGGTCGATGTTGACGAACTCAACATTCTGGGCAATCAGTAAAGGAAGCTGACATGAGCGGCAACACTACCCGGCGCATGATTAGCGCCTACTACCAGGAGGCGAGCCCGTCCGCATTCTTTTCGGGAATGTTCCGGACCCGCCCCGAAAACTTCCACAGCTCGGAAGAAGTCGAAATCGACATCGTACGCAGCGAGGAAGACGTTTCAATCGTTATCCAGGACCTAAGCACTGGGTACCGGATGAACTCGGACGACCTGTACACCAACAAGGGCTTTAAGCCGCCCATTCACAAGGAAGCGGTGCCTATCAATTCGTTTGATCTTATCAAGCGTATGCCGGGCGAGAACCCGTTTCAGTCTCCGGACTTTCGGGCCAATGTTATCACCCGCATGTTCGCGGGAATGCGTAAGGTAGAACGGAAGATTCGCCGCGCCATCGAGCTTCAAGCGTCGCAGGTATTGCAGACGGGCACCGTTACGTTAACCGACATTAACGGCGCCGCACTGTACACCCTGGACTTCGCGCCGAAAGCGTCGCACTTCCCGACCGCGGGCACGTCCTGGGCTACCGCCACTTTGGCGGAGAAAATCGGTGACCTGACCGCACTTTGCGACCAGATCAGAGCCGACGGCCTGGCAGACCCCGACGAACTGGTCGTGGGTTCCGACGCCTGGGAAAACCTGTTGCAGACAACCGGCTTTCTTGAGCGGTTCGATGCACGCCGGGCAGACCTGGGCATGATCACCGCCATGGAAACCCGCGGCGGTGGCGGTATCTATCGCGGCGTAATCGAGCTGGGCAACTACAAGCTGGACGTGTTCACCTACAACGGCCGATACAAGGACCCGCAGACCGGGACTTCTACGCCGTTTATGGACCCGGGCAAAGTAGTTATCCGTTCGAGCACGGCCCGCCTGGACGCGACCTTCGGCGCCATCCCGAATATCGGGGCGCTTTTGGGAGCAAACCAGCGGCTGGTTCCGGAACTGCCTTCGCGCATGAGTTCGGCGGCTAACGGAATGGACCTTTTCACAAACGTGTGGATGTCTACCGACGGCGAGCAGCTCTTCGGCGGCGTCGGGGCACGCCCCCTGATGGTGCCCACGGGCATCGATACCTTCGGCTGCCTCGATACGCAGCTTTAACCGATAAGCGGGGCGGGCTACGGCCCGCTCTTCGTTAGGCAAAGAGGGCAACAATCATGCCAAGCAACAAAGAGCTAACCACGGAAGCGCAAGGGCTGGCGGAAAAGCTGGAAATCTCGGTTGAAACCGACGGTATGAGCAACGAAAGCCTGGCGGACCTGGTGAAAGACCTGCGCGCGAAAACAACCGACGCAGAGACAGACACCCAGGCCGACAAAGCGACCGAAGAGGCGAAAGCTAAAAAAGCCGCCCGCATGGAAAACAAAAAGCCGAAAGGGAAAAAGCCGGCTTTTTACGTTGCGGCGGGGAAGTCCCTGACCTCGAAGCGCGGCATTCTTTCCGGCGATACCTCGGACGAAGTGAAAGCGGAACACCTGGGCGGCGGTAAAGAAGCCCTGGACGCCTTCGTGAAGTCCGGCCACGTCCTGAAAGGCTGAATGAAAAATGGGCCTGCGTGATCTAGTAGAACAGGACCTGGGCGCGATTCTTGAAGATAGCGCCACGGGTTTTGGCTGGCCCATTTCATTGACTGACCCCGACGGGCTGACCGACGAAACGTTGGTGGGGTTTTCTGACGACATAGCCCAGTCTATCGACCCCGACACCGGGGAGCTTGTAAGCGGCCGCCTGGCTTCGGTAGCACTCCGGATTTCTACATTGCACGCGGCCGGCTTTTCACTCCCGCGCGGCGTAGCAGATACCAGCAAAAAGCCCTGGGTCGTGAAGTTCAACGACATAAACGGGCGGCCCCACGTCTTTATTGTTCGCCAGGCTAACCCAGACCGGGCAGCCGGCCTTGTCGTGTGCATTTTGGAGGGCTACGACGAATGACCCTCGAGCTAATCGACAAGCAGGACGCCGTGGAGATTGTGCGCGACCAGATCGCCGCCATTCTTGCCCTGGAAGTCGCGTCCCAAATGTCGCTGGCCACCGCAGCCGGCAAGGACCCGGAACTTTGGAAGCTCCGTGTGTTCCAGGAGCGCGCGACGCCCTGGGAAAACCTACCCAGCAAGACCCAGGACCGGTCGCCCATCGTTAACGTTTGGTGGGATTCGTGCACGTTCGATATGTCCGCCAGCAACGTTGTGGGACGGCAGAAAAGCAGCGCGTCCATTAACATCGACTGCTACGGGTACGGGAAGAGCGCGAACAATCCGGGCGGTGGCCACGTTGCCGGCGACCAAAGCGCAGCCGAAGTAGCCCAGCGGGCCGTGCGCCTGGTGCGCAACATTCTGATGGCTGGCGAGTACACGTACCTGGCCCTTCGCGGCGTCGTTTGGCGCCGGTGGGTCGACAACATTTCTATTTTTCAACCGCAGCAAGACAGCGAGAACGTGCACCACATTGTAGGCGCGCGCCTGTCTTTTCGGGTAGAATTTAACGAATACAGCCCTCAAGTCCAGCCGGTGACGTTGGAGCTGTTGTCGGTTGACGTGAAACGAACCGAAAACGACGAAATTGTGGTCGAGGCCGACTACGATTACACGGCATAACAGGAGAGCAAACAATGGCACTTTCTAGCGCAGTCGATGCTTCCGCGGTTGCCCGCGTAGTCGGCATCAAAACGACGTTTAAAGACTTGCGGGCGGGGGGCGTTTTGTTCTTGCCGCAGCGGGTCGCACTTATCGGGCAGGGCAGCACCGTCGCAACATACGACACCACCAAGTTCCAGATCACAAGCGCAAGCCAGGCGGGCAGCCGCTACGGCTTCGGGTCGCCCATACACCTGGCGGCCCGGCAACTGTTGCCGGTGAACGGTGACGGCGTGGGGACAATCCCGGTGACTGTCTACCCGCTGGAAGACGACGTCAGCGGCGTTGCAGCTTCGGGCGACATTACACCCACGGCCGACCAGACAAGCGCCGGGGCGTACACCGTCCTGGTGAATAACATCCGGTCGGAGCCGTTCGTGGTGAGCGTAGGCGACGCCGTGGGCGACATTGTAACGGCTGTGGCCGAAGCGATTAACGCGGTCCTGGAAATGCCCGTGGTTGCTACCGGCAACGCAACCGACGTGGGCCTGGAAGCCAAGTGGGCCGGCGAAAGTTCAAACGGCATTTTCGTTGAAGTCGTGACACCCGAAACGGGCGCGGCTACCTTCGCGGTCACCCAGCTTTCCGGCGGCCTGCTAAACCCCGACGTTCAGACCGCTTTGGACCAGGTGGGCAACGTGTGGGAAACCATGGCGCTTAACTGCCTGGACATTGACGACACCGTGGCCCTGGACGCGTTCAGCACCTTCGGCGAAGGCCGATGGGGCGCCCTGACGCGTAGGCCCCTGGTCGTCTTCACGGGCAACACCGCAACGACCGTGGCAAACGCTATCGCCGTTCCGGAAGCCCGCAAGACCGACCGCACCAACGCCCAGCTAGTCGCCCCCGGGTCGAACGATCTTCCGTTCGCGGTGGCAGCCCGCCAGCTAGCCCGTGTGGTCGTGGTGGCAAACAACAACCCACCCCGTGATTACGGCAGCCAGGCAGCGACCGGATTGACGCCAGGCGCGGACGGCGTGCAGTGGGCCTATCCGCAGCGCGACCAGGCCGTGAAAGGCGGAAGCTCGACCATTGAAGTTAAGGACGGCGTGGTGAACGTGTCGGACACCGTGACGTTCTACCACCCGACCGGCGACCCCATCCCGGCCTACCGATATGTTTGCGACATCGTGAAGTTGCAAAATATCGTTTTCAACCTTGACCTGATTTTCGCAACCCCGCAGTGGGACGGCGCGCCGCTTATCCCGGACGACCAGCCGACCATTAACCGGGATGCCAAACAGCCGAAAGCGGCCAAAGCGGCCGTGGCTTCGCTGTTGGATAGCCTGGCACTGAACGCGCTTATCAGCGACCCGGAGAGCGCCAAAGCGGCGACCCAGGCCGCGATTAACGACCAGAACCCGAAACGCCTGGACGTATTGACAACCGTACAACTGAGCGGCAACACGAACATCATTTCGGTGGACCTGGACTTCGGCTTCTATTTTGGCGTGCAGCCGCTAGTAGCCTAACGAATAACCGGAGGAATTGACCATGGCCGCAACTGGCGGAAGCATTGAATCGATTACGCTGGACGGCCGGAACTTCCCGGTCGCCGCAGACGCCGAAGCGCAGCGCAAGTTGGGCGGCTTCGAAAACGAAGTGCAAGCCAACGGCAACGGCACCGCCCGTCTTATCAAGACCCGCGTGCCCCTGTCGCTGGACGGCATGACCCTGGAAGTGGACGACGCCCGCGGGGACCATGAGTTTTTGCAGAACTTGTCGAACCGCTTTGACTACTTCCCGGTAGCGATTACCTACGCGTCCGGGGTAACGTTCCAGGGCACCGCGCAAATTACCGGTGAACTGCAAGCAAGCAGCCAGAACGCCACCGCGGCCGTGTCGCTGATGGGCCCGGGCATTCTGACCGCACAGTAAGAGCGACGGGGGCACTGTGCCGTTCGGGACGCCCTACCCTTCGCCTCGGCTTCGGCCGGGGGAACGGCACCCACTCAATAGGGCAAAAACCATGGATACGAAAGAGAACCCGGTGGCACTTGAAGTGGCCGAGGCGGAGTTCGACCGCTTCGCCGATGAAATGGACCTGGACCTGGACACGTCCCTGATGGACGCCGAAGACCTGGCCCAGTTCGCAAAACAGAAACGTCGGATCCTTCGCGCGATGGAGCGCGGCGACCTGACGGTGAATGAGGGCGGCGAAGCGGTATACACGCCCAGCAACGCCCGGTCGAAGCATAGCGACCCCATCACGTTTCACGAACGCACCGGCGCTTCGCTTATGGCGATGGACGGGAAGAAAAAGGGCCACGACGTTGCGAAAACCTACGCCGTTATGTCCGATATGTGCAGGGTCCACCCGAACGTTTTTGCGGGCCTGGCCGGCAACGATGCGAAGGTATGCGAGGCGCTTTTCGCGCTTTTAATGGACTAGTCGGGGTTCCGTTGGTTCGGGTGGGTGCGGACTTTAAGCACCCCCAGCGGGGCCATATAGCGGACCGGGTATACGGCGAAATGCTTTTGCAGGTTTGCAGGGACTACCCGGGGTTGCCCGACCCACGTACACTAAAAGCCCGGGAGATTCGTTTTTTCTACGAGGGGCTCCGGGGCGAACTCACAGAGCACTCGAAGCCGAAGGGGTAAAGCATGGCGGGCCGCTTTTCAGTAGAAGCAGTATTTAAAGCGGTGGACCGCGTAACCGCCCCGGTTTCGCGTATGCAGACGAAGGTTCGGAAGTTCACCCGTGCTATGTCGCGCGGGTTGCGGTCCGCTGATCGTGCCGTTAGTCGCCTGGTTGGAAAGATGGGCAAGGGGGCGGCGCGGGTTGCAAAGTTCGGCGGCGCAATCCTGGCCGTCGGTTCCGCCGCGGCGGTTACCGCATTAAACCGAACGGCCGACGCGGCCGACGAACTGGCGAAGCAATCGCGGCGCCTTCAGTTCCCCATTGAAGACCTGCAAGAATGGAAGTTTGTGGCAGAGCAGTCCGGCGTATCCACGGGCCTTCTGGACAAGTCCCTGGGCGCGTTTTCGAAGCGTCTAGGCGAAGCCAAAGGCGGAATGGGCCCGCTAGTCACCGGCCTCAAAAAGATAAACCCGCAGCTTTTAAAGCAACTGCAGGGGACCGACGACGTGGCCAAAGCGTTCGAGATATACATCGACGCGATGCGCAACGCGGACAGTGCCACCGAAAAAGCCGCCCTGGCAAACGCGGCGTTCAGCCGGCAAGGTTTGAAGCTCGTCAACATTGCCGACAATAGTTCCGAAGCCATTGCCGCCCTTCGCAAAGAGCAGAACGAGAACGGCAACATAACCATGGCCCAGGCCAAAGCCGCCGAGGCTTACAACGACGCGGCGAACAGCTTAAAGCGCAGCCTGATGGGGCTGTTGCAGCAGGTGATACTCCCGATGACCCCCGCGATAACGAAGACCCTGAGCAAGTGGCGCGAGTGGATAGTGGCCAACAAAGACCTGATACGCACCCGAATCACCGAGTTCCTGAAGGGCCTGTGGTCGCGTCTAAAAGCCGTGACCCGGGCGGTTATCGAGTTTAACGACAAGTACGACATAGCCGAAATGTTGGGCGCGGGCCTTGACAAGATAGGGAAGTTCGCGTCGTTTGTTGAGCGCAACGGCGAGATGATTTTCAAGATGGTAGCCGCTTTTGTCGCAGCGTCGGCCGCCCTGAAAGTGTTTTCAGCGATAATGGCGGTCGTTAACCTGGTCATGCTGGCGAACCCTATAACGTGGATAGTTCTGGGCATCGTGGCCCTGATCG